CGGCCGACGCTTGCGCCGACTTCAATTGCTTGGGAATTTTATTTGACGGGAAATCTTCGCAGCACATGACGACGCCGGTACGCGGCCACTGTAACGACTGTGCGCAATCCGTCTTGCGGCCTTGATACTTACAAGCGAACGATTCTAAGTAATCGGTTGCTTTGATAATCATTGCCGCAATCGCATCATCGTCGGATGGAAGCGACACGCCACGCGCAGCGGCATACGCTTTCACGTCAGCAACGCTAACGTATGCGTTGGCGTCTGCGAAGCCGCTTCCATCTTCGACGATGATTTGAATTGCCATGTTCTACGCCTTACGTGCTGGAAAGCGAAATGCTTACGGCTTTCGTGGTCGGGTTTACGGTAATTGTCGCAGTGTTGCCGTTACCGGAAACGCCTTCAATTTGCTGACCGTTCGTCACAATCGCTTGCGTTGAAGAAAGGCTTTGATTCGGGATTGCGTCGGGATCAATGACCGGCTTTGCGTTCCACGGTGCGGAAGCCGGAACGGTGCCCGAAACGTAGTCGGCCGCTTCAAAGTTGCCGGTTGTGCCAAGGCTGCGAATGCCACTGCGCACGGCGACTTCATACGGCGTCGCGGCGGCTGCGTTCAACTTGGCAATGTCCGCCTTTTCGTCAGTTGTGGGCACGTCGCCAGCGGTGAAATAAATTACTTTCTTTTTAGCGGCCATTGCTGCGGTTCCTACGTTGTAAAGCTTGGATGGAAAACCGGGCGGTTGTTACGCCGCCCGGTTCAACGGCTTAGTTCGACTTCCAAGCCGCCCCAGCGGCCCCAGCGGGGGCAGCACCGGGCGCAACGGCGTTGGCCGGGTCGGTGGCAGGCTCGCCGGTCCCTGCGTCGCCCTGCGGCTCGCCTTCGCCCGTGGCGGCCGGTACGACAGGCGCAGCGGGTTCACTGGGGGCCGGTGCGTCGCCAACCTTGCCCGCAAGTGCCTTGATCTTTGCGGCGTGCGCTTTGATGGCTTGTGCGGCGGACGGAAGCTTTTTGTACGGTGCCGGAATGTGACCGGCTACGCCGTCGCATTCTTCAAGCGCGCCTTCGGCCGGAATCACGCGAGCATTGCGGAAGCAAATTTGCCCGGTAATTTCGGCGGCTGCGGCCATGTCATCCGGGGTCGGTGCCATGCCGTCAACGAAAAACAAAATCTTGGGAGCTTTCATGTTTGCGTACCTTTGATGAAGGGAACTGTTCGCCTAAAAACCGGGGCCATTGCGGCCCCGGTTACGAACACTAAGCGTTGCGCTTAGTGCGACTTCAACAGGACGCCCGCCAAGTCCTTGTGCGAAGTGGAATACTTATCCCAGTTCGTACCGGTCAGCAACGCGGCATCGTTCGGCGACTTGCCGCCGTTAGCCTTGTCCCAAGCGAAGCCCATGATGCCGAGTTCATACGACCATTCGGCTTGATAGGTGCGAACGATGTTTTCGTTGCCGTTCTTCGTTTCTTCGTTGGCGGTGAAATCGTTGTTCTGATCCAGCATCAACGCACCCGGCACAAGGCCCAAGGTGTTGTAAACGTTCGGCGTACCCGTGGTAACAAGGTTCGGCGAGTCCGTCATAATCAACAGACGGCCGAAGGGATCGCGCAGAACGTTGACGGTGCCGTAAACGAACAGACGTTCGGCGTTGGTCAAAGCGTTGGCGTACAGGTTGTGCATCGGCTTGGAATGCATCACCCAAGCTTGAATGCGGTTCGACATGTCGCCGTACTTTGCGGCGGCGTCAGCCTGCGCGATGAACGACATTAAGTCGCCCGGTGCGGTGACGGCGGTAATGTCGTGAACGTTGCTCGCTTGCGTGCCGATTGCGGCCACGGTTGCGCCAAGGCCGGTGTTCAGCATGTCGGCCAGCGTATCGACGGCCAATTGCTGACCCAGCGCGACGCCCGCAACTTCCGGGTTCTGCTGAATCCACTTGAATTGGCCCGGATCAATGCGAATGGGCGGCGTGCCCGACGCAACCTTGACCATCGTGTCAACAAGATGGGCAAGCGTCTTTTCGGACACGGTGCCCGAACCGTAGGCGTTACGACGGCGAACGGTGCCGCCTGCGATCTTTGCGAAGAACGCAACATCGCTGAAATCGCCTTGATGCGCTGCGGCTTGAAGTTGAATGGTTCCGCCCGAAGCTTGATTGAACAAGTTGACCTGCTGTTGCAGGACTTCGGAGAAAGACGAATATGCGTATTCGCTGTATACCGCTAAATCAGAAAGTGCCATGTTTGCGCGTCCTATTGGGCTTGTTGCTGTTCGGCCTTCTTTGCTTGGATTGTCGCCGCCAAATCGCGCGGGTTCATCGTTGCAAGGTTCGGCGGCTGTTCACCGGATGCGGGCGGTTGCCCTTGGCCGGTAGGTTTGACGGCACCGCCGTTACTGGAAGGCGAACCGGCACCGCCGGACGCTTTAGTTACGCGAATGATAGACGAAAAATCCTTGTTTGCAACAAATTCTTCGCCCAGCTTGTCAACGGTCAGCGCGGATGCCTTGCCGTCCTTATCCAACACTTTGATTGAAGGCGTATCGCCGTCAATGTCAACGGTCAAGCGCCGTTCAATGTGGGGACGAATGATCGCAGGCGAAGTGCTGATCTTTTCCGCAAGCGACGACGCAGCGTTTTCAAGCAACGATTGTTTGATGAAGCCTTGCGCCTTTTCAAGCTTCGTCGTGACTTCCGCAACAGCGGCCGTCTTTTCGTTTTCCATTTGGCGCGTAAGCGTTTCAATGTCGCCGTTCTTACGCGCAGGATTCTTGTTGATGGCTTCCAAGTCACCATTCAACTTATCGTTCTTTTGTTCCAACAGTTCGACTTGATCTTTCAACCGTTGGTTTGCACGCTTCAACGGCCCAATATCTTCGTCGCCTTCGGTTTGAAGAACGTAGTTGTCGCCGTCAGCGACGTATTCAAATTTGATGTTGTCCGCAAGCTTGTCGAACGTGTCTTTTGTGATTTTGCGCTTAAGTGCCATGTCATCGACTCCGAATGATTCACCGAATCATGTTGAAAGGATCAAGCCAACTTTTGACTTGAATTGGTTAAGTTGCATTGGAACACCTACAATCAAACTCGCAAAGTCCTTTGACGAAATTTGACCCGAACTAAGTAAAGCTGCGGCGTCCTTGCCAATGAACTGCGCCGATACTGCGCGCGGTTGCCGCTTAAGCCAAGCATAAAGCGTTGGCGGCGAAAAGTCACCAAACTGCGATGCAAGCGGAACCGTTATGCTTCGGCACTTGTAATGCGCAGGCGGGATCGGCCCAGCGCCATAACGAAAAATGCGTTCGTCATGATCGCGGCAAAACTGCGTCGTATTTCCGTCGATAACGGAAAGCCACATATACCGCGCATAAATGGCAGAAACAATCGCCGACGCGCTGATTTGGTCAACGTGCGCGAAGGCTGTTTCAATGACCGCGTTTGCTTGATTGCGAATCTTCGCAAGCTGCGTCGAATTGCCCTGCACTGTGCGTTGGCCCGTCAATTCGGCCAGCGTTTCCGCAACTGACTGACGGTTTGCGTATGCTTTGCGAATCGTATTTTCAACGCTCGCTTGCGCCGAACGGGAAAACGTCGAAATGAACGGCAACAGATAAAGGCCGTTCGCAGGAATCGGCGCATTCTTGATCGCAGACCAAAGCGAAGTTTTACCGCCCGGCAGGATCGCAGCCAAGCCGAACAGCGGGGCAAACGGTAGGAAGCCGCTTTCTTCTTCGACGTACTTATACGCCCGGCTTTCGCTGAACTGTTCGTATTCGCCCGTTGCGAATTGATGCTTGATCGACGCATAAACAATCGCGCTAACATCAAGCCGAATTTGCATAAAGTCTTGCAACGACTTGATAAGCTTTTCAGTGTACGCGCTGTATACGCGAAGCTGCGAACGCCGCAACGAAAGCAACAACCGGTTTAATTCGGCTTTACTTAAACCGTCAAGCGTCTTGTATTTGATACGGGCGAATTGCTTGTTCAAATCTTCTTCAATCGCGGCAAGAACCGCGTTGAATTCTTGCATTTGTCCAAGCTTCACATTTTCAACGAACAGCGCAAGGCGTGTCGTTACGTCGAACAAACGTCCGCTTTCGGTCAGTGCCATGATTGAATGCCCACATTAAGCGGATGGGGGCGGATTGCCGCCGTCGCCCGGTTGGTTGAACTGCGGGTCATTTTCGGCGGCCAGCGTCATTGCGTCAATCTGTTCTTTGGAAATGGCGGCCTTCGCTTCCTTGTCATCCAACGTTGCGAGTCCGTAGCGGCGAAGGTCTGCGCGCATTTCTTCAAACGTGATCGCGCCTTTCTGCCAAGCTTCAATTGCCATCTTGACTTGTTCCGGCGTAAGCGCGGCAATTTCAAAGTCAATGTTCAATGCGTATTCGATTTCGCCAGCCGCACCCATCAACCATGCGGCATAGGTCAGGGCCGAACGATACGCGGCGCTTACGTTGTTCGCGCACGACGTAAGAACCGAATTTTCGGCGGCCTTGTCTTGCGATGCTTCGGTTGCGGTACGCTGCACTTCCTTTTGTTCAACAAGCTTGGCACCTAACGCCGTCATCTGGCGTTCTTTGGTATCCATCGCTTCTTTAATCATCGTGTTGGCTTCGGCTTGCAACAGTTCAGCCGTTGCGCCAGTCGGAAGCGGAATGCCGCCACGCGAACCGAAAGCTAATTGCCCCTTCAATACGTTCTTAACCCATTCTTCGGTTAAGCCCGTTGCGACCGGCGTAGGCTGGCCGACGACGTAGCACGATTCTTCGTAATCCGCGCTGTTTCGATAGTGCGCGATATTCAACGAAGCCATGTCGTACATGTTCGGGTTATCGGGGTTAATGTCGTTGTTCTGTGCGCCGATAAACCAAAACGGAATTTCCTTAATCGGCTTGCCGTCAGGACCGGTCGGCGTGATCGTTTCGGATAAGCGGAAGTCGCCTTTCTTCGGTACGCTCAAACCGTCCCATTTGCCGGGCTGCGGTTCCTTCCAAATCTCTTGAACGTAATTGCCTGCGGCGTCAAGCTTCAACACGCGGAATTGCGGCGCGTTCTTGATTTCAAAGCCGTCATCCGAAATCGGGAAGCCTTCAAGCAACACGACAAGCGCCAACACTTCTTTTGCGCCACGTTCAATGACGCGCCAATTGATGATTTCCATTGGCGAATATGCGTACATTGTCGGCCGGATTTCACCGGCTTCAACCTGCGCAGCGCTTGCGCCCCCTTGTGGGGACGTATCGGGAAAGTCAACGAAAACACCGCTACGCGAATAAGCGATGTTGTGTCCTAAGCTGATTTCGGCAAGCTGATTCAAGCTTGTTCCGGTGCCGGTTGCGTCGGCAATCATCGGATCAAGTGCGGCCGGTAACTTAACGGCCGGGTCTTGGCCGAACACCTGACCAATCAAACCCATGACCGTGCGGCGCGTAACGTTGTAGAACACTGCGCGCAATAAATACGCACGGTAACGTTCCTGATTTTCCGGCGACTTATCATGCGCGTTCGGCATGGGTAAGTATTTGGTTCGTTGTTCCTTAACGACCGTTTCACCCGCGATGCAATCGCGGATCAATTCGTATTGCGGCAACAGCCTTACCAGTTCAGGCCGAATGAACGCAACGTTCGGATTCGTGTTGACAGTGCGGCGAATAGCTGCGGCCATTGGATTAACCCTTTAAGTAGGCATTGAAACTTTGATTGAACGGGCAATTTTGTTGTTGCCCTTTAAGACGCGATAACGTGTCATGTCCCAACTGTGATCTTCGGCGGTCGTGTCTACGTCATCAATTTTGATGGGATCGCGCGGAAGCTTGGGAATCAGGCCAATACTAGCACGGCAGTTATCCATAAAGTAAATCGCCGGGCCTTCGCCTTTCTTCGCCGCAACCAAACGTTCGCGGAATAGTTCCATTCCGTTTTTACGCGAACCCGGCGACTTGTCCGATTCTTCCCATGCAATGCCGAACTTAAGCATTTTCTTTTCAATCGTATCAACGTCGGCTTCGCGCACGTCACGAATCTGATTATCCGCAGGGCCGGGCCAAGGCTGCGTTTTAATCCATCCATTTTGCATAAGCGAAATTTCAATGTCGCGTATGCGTTCCGCAATTTCGCCCGCAGGCTTCTTCAATCCTTTGTTCGTGCCTAGCTTTTCGGTTCCGTAGTATTCAAAGAATTGAATTAACGAACCCGGCGCGGGACAGAACTTAAAGACTTGATCGCCAATGATTACGGTTGCTTCTTCGCCGTTTGCTTCCGCCCACCAACCCACACTAAAGGGGTGCGAACTGCCCCAGTCAAACGCGCGATCAATCGACCAACTTTCAGGGATAACGAAGCGCGGGATAACGTGATACTTCTTATCCCAAAGGTCGCCGAACGCATCGCCTGCCACAACGTCCCAATCGCCGTAAAGCCAAGCCTTACGCAAGTTTTCGTCGGTAATGGATTCAAGTTCCGCAACGTATTCGGGCGGAAGGTATTTGTTTTCACGGTACGAACCGAAGATTGCAACTTGCGTGCGAACAACGGTTTCGTTTTCCTGCGTCTGCGGGTTGAATACTTCGACTTCGGTTTTAACGACCGTACCGCGCGGCGCAGGATCAATGAAACGATCCTTGACCCAGTTGTGACCCGGCCCGGCCGGGTTGGTCGTGCTGAACACTTCAAGCGGGATCGGCGGCAACGGTAAACCGTCCGGCGTTAAATACTGGCCGGTTTTCGGGTCTTTCGGCGTGTCGCGTTCCGGGTCAAACGTCGAACGATTGACCGACATGAACTTGTTATAAAGTGCGTCGGTCGCGTGCTTAGTTAATTCGTTCCAACCTAAGAACGGGTATTCGTGACCGTGGAAGCCTTCATAATCTGCAATCTTTTTGACGTGGCGAAACAACAGTTCTTCGCCAGTCGGCCAAACCCATTTGTAAGCCGACGTTGATTCGCGGAAGTCTGCGCCGTCGCCAAACTTCTTAAACCACTTCTTTGATTCGGCGACCAAACCTGCTAAATGGTCAAACTCTAAATCAAAGATAACGCCGCGCCAGTATTGGCCGTAACCAATACCAACACGGCGGCGGAAACGCATTAACTGCGTTAGGGTTTTGCCGGGACCGCGTGCGCCTTCGTATAAAGTGTGATGGCACCGCGAATCAATCGCCAGTTCTTGCGATGTTCCGGGTAGCGGTTGCCAAATAACTTCAAAGGGCTGAACGTCAAGGTTAGTGTCGGGAAGCGCTAACATCAATCAATGCTCGCTGTTGGTTTTGCGCCTTGCGTTCCCATTCGTCATCACTGCCCATATCCTTGACGATCATGACGCGATTATTGTTGACCTGAACGTTGACGTTCGTGTCAGCCTTCGCAATGAAGCCGCGCGTTTCAGCGTACAACTTATAAAACTTGATCTTTACTTCGCCGTCCCATTGCGTGCGGGCTTGCTCTAAGATTTCGCGCGCGAAGTCGGCCTTAGTGCCAATAAAGTTCAAATCGCCTTCGTCAGCGCCTTTCAATAAACGCGCTTGTTCGCCGGTAACGATTGGATCATCAAGCCATTTGTTCGCCATGATAAGGGCTTTGCCAGTATCCGACGTGACCGCTAGGGCCGCTGCAAAGCGCCCTTCCAAGTCCTGCGGATGCTTCAACAGCGCACCGGCAAATGCCAGCTTCAAGCGCTGTTCTTCATCAATGACAACGGCCGGGATAGTGTCCATGCGGAGACTATAACCGGCCGTCTGATTATTTACTAGGCTTGCCGCAGTTCTTCGCAAGCGCTTCGTTGTGGGCAAGGATTTGTCGCGCTGTCCCGTCCGTTAATACGTCTTGCTTGCTTATGTAAATGAAGCCAACCCATTTGCAAGCGGTGTCGATAACTACGGGGTCAGGCGTCTTATCAATCCCGCGACCATTCGTCACGCAACTTGTTAGCAGCATCGCCATTATCAAGACGATTAACTTTGTCCGTTTCATCTTTCGCCACCTTGATTGTTTCGACTTCGGTTGCGGCTTGCGCTTGCGCATTTTCCACCTTGCGCACCGCTTCGCCATCAATGCGTTCAACTTCGGCTTTGGCGTGCTTTTCGTTTGCGTCAAGTGCGCCTTTTCGTTTCGCGTTCTGATAGAAACCGAACACGACCAACAGCGCAGCGCCGACAGCCGCCAGCAATCCCCACAACTGCGCGCCCTTCTTCGCTAACCATGCCTGAATCATGCTTGCTTCGCCTTGTCAATAAGCACGTCGGCAACGGCCTTGGCCGCGACCCACTTGCGCGCATCGTATGCGCGAAGGTCAAACGTGTTGGTAATGAACAGGATTTCAACGATGATCCCGCCAGCCTGTACGAAGGCCAAGCGCGAATGCTGACCGCTGTTTTCCGGCTTGGCACCGCGATTGCGAATGCCTAGCGCGCCTGCAATGGCCTGTGCGATGCTTTCGCCTAACGCCATGTCCTTTGGCCCGGACAGGGTTTCAGCGCCCGTTGCGGACGCACTGGCGGCGTTGCAGTGGAATTCAACTGCAATGTCAAAGTGCTTGGCTTGGGCCGCCGCTTTGTTCAACGGCAAGTTCTGCGTACCTGCCCCGTCAAGGCCAATGCGGATGCCTTCGCGTTGCAGGTAGAATGCGACCATGTTGCGGAATTCAACCGCAATATCGGCTTCGCGTCGGCCGTTGGCTACTGCGCCGGGGTCAACGTCGCTATGTCCAGCGGAAACGAAAATGCTTTTCATTGCTGTTTCGCCCGGTCAGCGTCCAACTTGGCTTGCCGAACGAACTTCGCCACAAGCGCCAGAACGAACACGCCAACGCCGATAAACGGCGTGTATTGTTCAGGGATCGTTGCTTTCAGGTCAGGCGGCATCATCAACCAAACCTGTAAAGCGAAGTCGGGAAGGGCCAGCAATGCAGACGTAAGCGCGGTGCCAATTACGCCCAGCCAAAACGACCATTGCTTGAAGATCAAACGCCAGTGCGGCACAATTTGCGGCTTCATTTGTCTTTGTCCCCTTCGGCTGCGGGCGGCGGAATGTTCAGCTTGTATTCAATCATCAACAAGCGACGGTCTGCGGCGTTGTCTGCGGAATAAAGCCCTTTGGCTTCTTTCCAGCCCCAGCCGATCAAACCGACGCACAGCATTAGAACAGTACCGCCAAGCTTTATGACGAAACTGTTGCGTGAAATTTCTTTGCTTTGTTCCGCAACGACCAACTTTAACGCTGCGACTTCGGCCGGGGTTGCCTTGAATTCGGCAAATTGAAAACGCATGTCGTCTACCGACGTGCGAACGCCTTTAAGTTCGTCGGTCATTCTTTCCAAACGGTCTGCTAGAACGGCGATTTGCTGCGGGTTAATTTGCATATTCGCTTCGCTCACTGTTCGACCCGTCGCCCCTTGATTCCCGGCACTATACACGCCCCTTGGCAGACGCGCACGCAAAAAGAAGCCCGGCACTAGGCCGGGCTTCCCCAAGTCGCTTGGCGGGCCGCTGGGGCGCGCGTAGCAGGCTTGTACGCTTACGCAGTGCGCCAGACGCGCGCGCCGCCTTCGACGGCACGAACGACGAACTTGCGGGTTTCCTTGATGGCCGGAACGACGTTGCCCTTGCGGTCGGTGCGGGTCTGGCCTTCGATTTCTTCGGCGTAACGACGGGTTGCGCTGGAAACCGTGGAAGCAAGCGACTTCGCAACGTTCGGCTTGTCGGCCGAATTCGGAACGAAGAACGATTGACCCGGCTGCAACTGGTCGAACGGGTAGGTTTCGCCGCCACGACCGCGACCGGTCACGGGGGCAAGGGCGATGCCATCTTCAATGGCGAACTGCGGCTTGGAAGCGGGGGCCGATTCGGCGGCCGGGGTCTGCGGTGCGTTCATGCTTTCGATACCCTTTGCGGTGGCGCGGGTTGCCAGTTCACCCGCTTCATTGGACATGGAAGGGTTGACTTCAACCAAACCATCGGCAAGCGCGCTGGCGTGCGCTTCGGCGGAAGTATACACGAAACTTCCGGCTTCGGTAGCCTTGATGACGGCGGAAAGATCGAACGCCGGGGTCTTGGACTTCGGGGCGGGCTTACGGGCCATGTTGCGTTTCTCCTAGCTAGGTGAGTTCTGCGGAATGCAGGATTTGAATAATACGGATTGCGGCGAGCGTGTCAACAACTATTTCGTTAAATCTGCATTAAACTTCGGCGGGTCTTTACCGCCACATTCAGACTTGAACGTTCCGTGATAGTCCGGCCAAACGCCGTCACGTACATTGTTGCAATACTGCTGTTGCTGTTCGTCAATCGCCTGTTTGTCCATCATGCCCACAACAATGACGCAGGCTGCGAGGAACAACACGCCGATTACCTGACGGGCCTTCACGCTCGCTTACTCGCACGGGCACGGACGTTACGCAGCTTGCGGGCTGCGCGTTTCTGCTGCGCGGCCTTGCTATTGCGTGCGCTGTTGCCGTTCAAGCTGCGCGGGTTGTTACCGTAGCGCGACGAAAACGACTGACGGAAGTTGTCATTTGCGACGGCAAGTTGCGTCAGACGTTCCGCGCCAGTGGTAAGGGCACCGGCAAGACTGGCGAGCGCTGCGACAAGACCAATACGACGGTTAAACATGGTTGCGATTCCTTTTAAGTTCAATGATGTTGTCACGCCATTGGCGTTCATTGTTGCGGGTATGCCCCGCACGATCCCCGGTGAACGCCTGCGCCGGGGTGTTCGACCGCTGTTGCTTACGCTTGGCGGTACGACGTTTTAGCACGATGATTCCGACAATGCAAGCGATGACGTATGCTGCGGCAAGTATGTTGATGAACATGTCAGTAGTCATCCCATTCACGCGGGTCATAATCCGGGCCGTCATAGTCCGGTTCGGTTTGCTTGAACTTGAAGCGCTTATCGCTATCGTCCGCTTCGTACATTGCTTCGGCGATTACGTCAAGACCCTTTGGCAGACGTGCAACGCTGATTTCGTCGCCGTCAAGGAAGTATTCGGCTTCGCCAACGTCGCATTCATCCGGGTAGCAGTTTTCGGGAAGGCCGCTGTAATTGCCCGGCGTAACGTGAACCGGATAAACGCATTCAAGTTCGCGCCCATCCTTCAATTCAAACGTTACCGTCATCGTGTAGCTTGCCATTGCCGTAACCCTGTTGCCTTGTGTGGGTATAGATTACGACGGCCTTTGCAGCCTGTCAAGCGATCTAAATACGATGTTCAGTTGCCGTTCAGACTGTCAAAAGAACCATATTTCGATGCTTGGCGCATCCGGGTTATTGTTGCGGCGCATCACCATTGCCCCATGTTCGTTGCGGACAACGTAGTATTCGCCTTCATATCGTGCGGTCAGGTCTGCGGCCAGTTCTTCGGCAGGCCAACGCATATTGTGATAGACGATTGCGCGCAACTTCGCGCGTGCGATTTCGCAGCGTATGCAAGCCATGTGCTTAGTTCCATCCGGGGAAAATGTCGTTAGGGTCTGCGCCCGCCGCTGCGTACCCGCGTGCATAGGCGTATGCGTTCAATGCGTTGATTACACCGCCGCAGTTCGCGCAAGTGAACTTGACGTTCAACGTCAGGGGCGGACATGTCGGGAAGTGATGACGCTTGCATTCATCAAGACGCTTTTGATTCGCCTTGATTTCTTCAAGCAACAATGCAGGGTCGAAGTCTATTGCCATGACAAATATTCCTGTAAGACTTTAACGGCAGATTCCCAGTTGTCGCACACGATCCAACCGAAGCCCTGTGCCTTGACAAACTCGCCGAATTCGTCTTGCTCTTTCGACGTGGTTTTGATCTTGCCCGGCTTCTTCATTTCGATATACAAGCCGCTGAACTGTCCGCGCTTGACTGGCAAGAACAAATCGGCGACGCCTACCTTGACGCCTTCGGCCTTCAATGCGTTACCGCGAATCGCTCGCGTCTTTGCATCGTCGCCACGCGCACCGCCGTTCGGTATGTGATGCAGCCAACGCAGTTCCGGCCATTGCGTCATGTGCAATGCCGCCCATGCGAAAACGGCCCGTTGGTGGCCGCTTTCGGTTCCGCTTTTGGCTAGTTGGTCCGGCGTCATATTGCGACGCTCGCTTTCGTCAGTTCAAGCGCTTGTTCAGCGGTGAACCCTTCCTTGACAAGCGCGTCAAAATATGCGCGCTTGACTGCGGCCGTCAACTTCGCATGTGCAATGAAGTTGTCAAGGTTACGCCGCATCCCTTCGATAGCCGCTGCGAATTCATCCGGCTTCGTTGGGATTTGTCGTATGTTGTCCATTATACTTGGCCCTTTTGACTGCGCCTTCACGACGCTTGTATTCCATCCGCATTGCGTGCAACTCGCTTTGCATCTGCGGCAACTTAGCACGTTGCTTCGCTTTCTGCAACTGAACGATGCGACCGTTCAGTTCGTCAATCACACGCTTCAATGTTGCGTCGTCATACGTTGGATAACGGCGCGGGTCATCCGCTTTCATCCTAAGCCCCTTCGATCACGGCACTTGCCGCAAGCACATTCGTTGATAGATGCGATGAAAACGACACGGGCGAAATACTCCCCACAAAAGAAGCATTCGCCCGGTTCGCCTTTGGGTATCATCGCGGCCCGCTTACATACGTCGCCAACAATAAGCGCTGTTTCATTCTCAATGCGGTCATTGGTTGCGTCGATTTCGTCTGCCACGTTCTTTCCCCTGTTCGTTGTTGCGTTAGTGAGTGCTGCGGGGCTTACGGCCCTGCAATGCCTGAATCACGGCGTCAAGCTGGTCAGGCGAGTCAACCGTAACGACCTGAACCGTCACGCCTTCCCCTTCGGCCGGTGCTTCGGCGTCCTGACCCCTGACGTAGCGCGAAAGCCTGTCATAGCACTTTTGTTCGCGTTCGTCAAGGGTACTGCCCTTCGCCTTCAAACGTTCGATCAACTGGAATGCGTCAATCAATGCGTCAGACATATCAAGCACTTGGCCTGCAACGTCTGCAATCATTTCGCGGTTCTTGCACTTGATGCACATGGCTAATCATCCTTATATGGTAAGCGCCGTTCGATTACGGCGGGTTTATGATGGCGCTTTGTATTACGTTTGTCAAGCGCCCGTTCAACCAAACTGATAACTTCGTCAAGCGGTTTGGCTATTTCTTCCATGCGGTGCGTCACTGTTGCTTGCCGAATGTCCGCAGTGAACTTGCCTTGCCAGTTCGACGCATCGCGCGCACTGCGTAGCCTATTCAATGCGCGCTCTAGTTCGCTCTTACGCATGGCTTGCACTCCAAAAGCCCGGCCATTGCTGACCGGGCTTCGTTCGTTAATTGGCGCGGTCTGCGTCAATTATTGCAATTTGTTCAACGATGGAATCAAAGTAATCGTCCATCCCGGCTTTATACGTGCCCTTCAACCAATAATCGTTGCCGAAGGTGCAGCAGGTTACGGCAACCGCCCTGCACATGCCACGCAATACAACCGTCTTTGTGCCGTCCGCTTCCTTTACTGCGACATAATGCGTTCCGTCGCCGTAATCATTTTGATAGAAGCTTTCGATTTGCATTTCATCACCTGTATTTGATTGGGTTGGTCGATGGTGCATTAGGGCTTGCCGAGCGTGACGCCACTGAATCCGGCGTTCCTTGCTGTACGGTGCGGGCCTGCTATCCCTTCGACACGTATAGAATACGACAACCCAATGCGGCTGTCAATACGTCAATTCGATACGATTTAAGTTGCGTTCAGGTTCAACGCTTACCCTTCAATTCCCTTGCGGCCTTGTCCCAGCCCTTGAACCATTCGACAGCCGGGATGCTATCTTGCGGGAAGTACGGGTTACGATCACGACGCAAGCCGCAAAGGCAAGCGTTATAACCTTCGTTCGCTTCAATGGATTGGTTCAACGTGACGTTCATAGCGCTTCTATGTCCTCGCTTACGCCTGACGCTGCAACAGCTTCTTCAAGTGTTATGACGCCCTTTTCAACCAACAGTTCAGCCAAACGGCCAAACGCTTCGGCAGACTTGCGGGCCAGTGCGTCAGCCCTTTCAAGCTGGCCGTCAGCTTCGTATGCGCCAATGTAAGGGGTCAGCGCATCCGACAATTCGCATTGACGGTCTTTGCTGCCCCATTGGCCTTTGATTGTTACGCGCATGGCTTCAATCCTCGCTTATCTTGAATACGGCAGGCTTGCCGCAAGTCTTGTTCTTGGCTGCGAAGCGCTCGCAACGCACCTTGCGCGTTTCTTCATCGGTGCGCAAGTCAAGCGCCACATACGAACGAAAGAACCGATTAAGACGCATCTTGAACGATTGCATGTCAGACCCAACCGAAGTAACGAAGGACGGGACGCAGTGCCTTCACATAGAATGCGATAGCAACTGCGGTGCAGACTGCGATAATCACGATTTCCATTGCGAAGTTCCTTTGCGTGGTGGCGGTCAACGGCCGGGAACGACCCGGCCACCCTTCCCCTGTTGGCTACAACCTATCGGCCATCCAACCCGGCGATGCTTTACGATATAGCTACGTTGACCATGTGCAAAGAATACGACGCCTAACATTGACTGTCAAGCGTCGCAAACTACGTCGTTCAGGTTGTATTAAGCTTTCGTTGCCTTCCAATACCGACAGCCTAGTTCCTTGCGGTCGCCCAATTCGTACAGTTCGACGCTTGAAACGCTACCGTCTGCGGCGTAAATGTCCAGTTCAACAACCTGTGCCGTGCCCACAATGGGGCCGTGACGACCGTTCAATGGGCCGCCGACTAGGAAGCAATCGACGGTTGGAACGCCCTTGGCATCGTATGTCGTTTCGGCTGGGTAACGCTGCAACTGTTCAACCGGAACCCAAACGGGTTCAAGGTCTTTCATTGCTACGCGCTTAGGGGTGTCAACAAACCGTTCTTTAACCCAGTTGTCGCCGCTTGGGTTGGATTCGTAAACAATATGCGGTGCAGCCTTCGGCCCTGTCACCCATGTATCAGGCTTGTCAGGTTGCGGCAATGGCACGTCGTCATCAATGCGAATGTTCATGCTATGTAATCATCCGGTTTGCGGTTGTGCGGTGCGACGATCTTAGGACACGACGAACGCTTGTGCGTGTTCGATCCACAATAGCCGCATCGCAAATGCAGGCGGTTTGACGATCCCGCCCAAGTCTTAGGGCAATTGACTTTTGTATGATTGTTCGCACCGCAATACGTGCAATGTTGTCTAGGCATCGTCAATACTCCTAGCTGAAAGTTCCTTGCCACAATGCGAGCATACAACGCGCATGGCGTTCATGCGTTCTTTGAACTTGTGCGCTTTATTCCAGCGCTCTCTTGCTTCTTCGTTTCCGATGTTCCACTTGCCGGGAAAAGGTGAAACGCGCCAATAGCTACGCTTCGACCTCGGGTAATGCTGCAATTTGATATGCGGCTTGTCCATTATGCTTCGTCCCTAGCTTTCTTCCAGCCGTTCATGAAATCGCGGCGTGCGTTAGTACCCATAAAGTAGGGACAGGAATGCAACGCATCCGGCCCGCGAGGTTCGCCATGAGCAAGCAACGCACGAATGTATGCGTTATAGCCTTCCTGTTCGTATTTGTTCATTATCCAGCCCTCAGTTCAAGTTGACGGGTCAGTTCCTTCAAGCGCAGCAACGACACACCGCCGCTGCTGCCAACGTGAATGAACTTCGTTGCAACGTCATAGGTGAAGCCGGTAGGCGATACGCCATAAACGCGCTTGTATGCTTCGCCATACGCCTTGTATGCGTTGTGTACCTGCTGCGGCGTGCGAAGCTTCTTCGGCACCTTGATACGCGGCGGCTTGACGTGAGATTCAATCTTGAACATGCGCTTATTCCTTCGCCCATTCGGGCCATTTGAACATCATTTGAAAGCCTGTACCGGCTCGCAATGCTTCTTCGTCGGTCAGGTGCTTATCAGGGTGCGTTACGTCCTTAAACACGCGCAACAGTTCGACGCACATGCGATCAAAGTGTGCGTCAGAAATGGTCGGTTCGTCAAGCTGGTAATACTTGTATGAATGCCTGACGTATTCAATGAACAACAGATTCGGGTTCAGTTCGCCAAGGGGTGCTGTTCCCCAATGCCCACATTGAGCGGTCACGACACGCGCGCCACTTCGCACAACCCTAAGTCATCGTGCTTGATGAACTTAAATTGCTTTTCAGTCTTTGCGTTTTGCTTGTATACGCAAATACGAAGCGACTTCCAATTCACTTCTTCAAGCTTGGCCGTGAAGGATTGACCAATCGCCAGCGAGTCAAACGGATAAAGCGCGTTCGACTTTGGCTTAGGCTTTGCGCCTTTGGCTTGCGGTGAAGATTCGACAATTGCAAACGATGGTTGCTTCTTTTCCTGCGACATGATAACCCCGTTAACGTTATAAGTGCCAGCATACTAACAGCAGTCTAACGGTATGTCAAGCATATCTAACCCATTCATTTCGTTGAAGGTCTAGTTGAATAGCTAAGTTATTGAAATCATTGTAAATATAATAAATATAATAAATATAAGGCTAAAAGCATCTTAATTAAGGAACTGTATAATGTGTAATAGTTACACGGTTACACGGGCTCAGGGGAGGGGTACGGCCATTAAACGTTCAATTCATTCAACTTATTGATTTCTAAGGGATTTCGCATCATACTTAACTTATATTTAACATGTTTTTATTATACCGTAGTCAATTAAAGTAAATATTGACATTTAACAAACAAGCGTGTATAAAACGAAAGCGCCTAATGCGCAAAGGAGAACTTTCGTGGCAACAAATGTCGTAACGCACGCTGTTTCGCAATGGGGCGCTTCTTGGATTGTTGTGGGCGTAAAAATTCAAGATGGCAATTTGCAATCTGTTTCGCATGACTCGGTTTGGGTTGATGAACAAAAGGCGATTGCTAGAGCGCAAGCACTTGGGACGCTTACGCAAGGCGATTGACGCCGGGCTTGACTGACCGGGGGCAGGGATGCACCATTCCCATGGATGGGCCTAGCCGGGCCTGCTAGGGGCCAGCGCGTGACGTGTGCGAAACAGGTAGTCAAAGCAACTATCATCACAACGGACGGTCGAACGTTCGTCGGATTTAATGACGTAGACAACCCGCAGGCGACGTGCCCGCGTGGCGATATGCCGTCGAACGTTGGTTATCACCTGTGCCGCGACGTGTGCGGGCAACAGGGGCACGCCGAAGTCATGGCGTTACTTGCGGCCGACTTCGACGTTGAAGGAGCGACGTTGATATTGGAAGGGCACAAGGCCGTATGTCCAACGTGCATGGCGGCATTGAATGCGGCGGGCATTGCACGAATTGAAGTCAAAGAAAAACCCGGCAATTAGCCGGGTTTCTTTTTACTTTAAGGATGAAAGAATATGGGCTATTACGTCAACAGTCCAACAATTGCCCAGGGCTTCGTACCTGTGAGTTTTTGAAACGCCGTGAGTGTAATTGTCCGGCAATGTTTGCAAACGTTCGCATTCAATTTCGGTAAGCACTCGGCAAAAATCTTCGTAAGCTACAAGACCCGCATTATTTTGTCGGTCTTGCTTTGTCGTAAGGCAATTCGACTTGTGGCGATGCGTAATGTTTGGGCATTGCATTGACCACATTCTTTGTCGGCTTGGCGTTTTGTTCAATTTGTAAGGACGCAGTATTTCAACATCGCGTTCAAGAATTGTTTGCAAACTGACATTTTTATCAGCAGGGGGCCAAAACTTAAAGTTTGCCCAATAAAGCCTGTTTCTGTTTTGCGCCGAAACCGTTGCGCTGTTTATAAGTATGGGCAAAACGCCTAAATGCTGATTGATTCTTTGTTGCCAATCGAACCGCATTTGCACGTTTTCTAAAAGGAACTTTGAATCGCCGTTTTCTTCCAAAATTCTAAGAAATTCAAAATAGAGTTTTGATCTTGGATCGTCAAACCCCATTTGATAGCCAGCGTTTGAAAAACCCTGGCAAGGGGAACCCGCTAAAATTAAATCAAACTCGCCGCGATTTACTTTAAGCTTTGTAACGTCGCCGACTTGCTCAATATCGGGCCAATTTTTTTTGCTAATTATACGTGCAAACGGATTGATTTCCGAAGCAACGTATCTTTCAACTTTTATACCGGCACGTTCTAAGGCAAGTCGGCCGCATGAAATACCATCAAACAAACTTAAAACTCGCATAGCTTTCCTTTTGTTATAAGTTGAAGGTTCGTGGAACCGCAATCATGTATGCAACTGCGTTCGTTTTGTATTGCTGCGACATTGCCGAACGTGATACTTCCGTTATGTCACCGCGTTCAACCAACGTCTTTAACGCTCGCTTGATTGCGTGACTTGATCCCATCTTGTCCTTACGGTAGATGGCAACAGCGGCAAGCTTGCGTTGAAGGTATGCGTAAGGGATGACACGTTCCGAATGCAGATTGCCCATGTTCGGAATGTATTTTTCAACTTCGCTGAACGGTGACGTGACGTAAGTTTTAATCGTGTTGATGATCGTTTGAAGCTGTTTCGTTTCGTCGTTGTCAATGCCGATTTCGCCTGCGTCAAACTTGCCAAGCAAGTTGCGAACGTCAGCGATAACGAAGTTGATTGCCCATGTCGCATGTTCAACGTTGACGGTCGGGTGATACGGGTCGCAGCCAACGGCAATGATTGCAGCAAGCTTCAACGCTTTGATATGGGCGCGGTTCCAAAGGTGGCGGCGAACTTCGCGGTCAGCGCCATTGATGTTGTCATCGCAATGACGGTTGAAGCTATCAAACAGCGACTTTGCGTCGTCATCAATCTGGACGTGCAACGCCTTGTTTTGCGAATTCAATTGCAGCGAGAACGCGCACAGTTCGCCAAGCTTTTGAATCAAGTCAAACGACGGTCGCGCGAGCATGTGACCTTCGTTTAACGGCGGGCGCGGCCCGGTGTATTCAATCATTGAAAAGCGCGGCAACAGACCTGACGCAATCATGCCTTCGTTCAGTACGTTGTAAAACGTTTCGGCCGTCGTTTCGCCAAGCATGGTGAACGCGGGTGCGAGCAACGAAGTTGTGTTCTTTTCTTTGTCGCTATAAATCGTCGGGCGCAGAACGTTTCCTTCGCCAGATTTATTGAACAGTTCAAGGTATGCGCGAAGCAAGCTGACCAAATGCGGCGGCGCATTCTCATTGCACATTTGCTTGAAGTAAAGGCCGAATTCGCCAACGATTGAAACGAAGCTAGGCGACGTGCGGCCAAGGTGCTTAATCAGGGCTGGTGCGGAACTGACTTCGGCCGGGCCGATGAAGTCGGATGCGGCAGGTACGCCACGTTGAACTTCGCCCATCAACTTGTCAATGCCGCGTGCAATCGCTTCTTTGCCCGATCCCGTGGGGGCGAGCAACAGAATGTATTGATTCAATCCAGTTCCGCTAATGTTGTAACTGCGGCCGATGATCCCGCTAACTAATCCGATGGCACCTGCAAGCGCGATTTCGGCGACTTGACGCGGCGCTTGTGCGTAAATGAATTGCGCGACACTGCCCACAAGGCCGGGCGGCGGGGTGTATACGGATCGGTTGGGCGAAAGGTCGGTTGAAGGCTGCGCAGGTTCGGCCTTGGGCTGCGTCGGTTGTTCGCGCTTTGCTTCAATCGCTTCATTCAACATGTTGCGCAATCCGTCAATGTCAACCGGGGGCAACATGCGGTCAAAGCAACGGTCAAGCATGTAATTAATGCGGTACTGCGCGCGTGACTTTTCGCGTTGTCCTAGCGCCGAACGCAAGAACAGGTTTTGAACCTGAAAGCGGTTTTCGGAATAGAACGCGAGAATGTCAACAAGGGCAAAGTCGGCTTCGGATTGCGAAGGGTAATACTTTTGCCAATTGCCGTCATAGAACAAATCGTTGAACTTGTCGGAGTTCGCAGCGCGACCCGCCATTTCAAGCACTTCTTCATCGCGCAGCTTGGCTTGTTCAAGGCCAGCGTAAAACATTGCTGCGCCCTTGCCTTCGGACATTTGCCCATGCAAGACCTGCAACAATTCGTTGTGTTCGTTGATAGGTGCATCGCGGTAAACGTTGCCGGTCATCGTCATGTATCGTTGCGACGAATACACTTCGATAAAGCTGCGGCGACGACCTGACGGAACGCTACCTTTTACGATGATATGCAGGCCAGCACCAGACGGCGACAATTCGGCGTAGCTATCAAATTCATTGAACACTTTGATTTGACGGTCAAGCGACTGTTGATCGCCTTTCGTGTCATCAAGGTCAATGAACGTATAAGGGTCGTTGTCGGTCAATACGAAACCGATGCCCGAATACATGTTCGTTTGAAGCGCGGCAACGGCTTCGTCGTAACCAACCCATGTTGACGGGTCAGTCACCGAAGCCATGCGATGATTGATTGGCGAATACGGAACCTTCGTCGGCTTGTCTGCGTCACGATCTTCATAACGCCATACAATCCACTGTTTGAAGGCCCGCATTTCGTTTGGGATATTTCCAAACATGCGGGGTTATTCCTTCGATTCGGCGGATTGCTTGCGCATGTAATCGCGCACCCGCATTACGCGGTTGAACGATGGATCGGGAATTTTGTTGCGGGCGAACTGCGACAGCCAACCGACAGAAACGGAAGCGCCTTCGGCGATGGCTTCAATGGTCAATGTGCGCGGACGGTTCGTCAGCAGGTTCAACGTTTCGGTCAGTTCTGGATGCGTCGCAACATCAAGCGAAGTCATGCGGTTAACACCTTAGTTATACGGCCGAAGTCCGGCAAGATGGGCCGTATGATGACCCGCAAAATTTTTCGCGTCAAGCGCAAAATTTGCTTGACAGCCAAAACGGCCTGCCCTAGCCTACGCTTCCACGATGGGCCGTCGCCAAGCGGTAAGGCACCGGGTTTTGATCCCGGCATTCGTTGGTTCGATTCCAACCGGCCCAGCCATTTCACCCAACGCAGGAAGAAGCGCATGAATGACGGAATCGCAACCGAAGAACGGACGTTCGATTACATTGCGGAAGCCAACGTAACCGCGTCGAACAACTATCATGGCGACAAAGTACCGTTGTCGTATTTGGTCGGCGTACTGCACAACGCAATCACCGCATTGCAGCAGTTGGACAAGATCAAGAAAGCGTTGTTCTACGGCCGTGACCCCGGCATTCCCGAACACCTGCATAGCGTCGGCCTTGGATGCCAAGTTGCACCGGGCCTGATCGACGCACAAGACCCGCACAAGGGCGAATTCCTGTTGCATTCCATTGTGGGCACCGCTACCGAAGCGGGCGAACTGTTGGAACTGCTGCACAAGGCTTTGGTCGGAACTGAAAAGTTCGATGAAATCAACTTCATTGAAGAAATCGGCGATGGCTTTTGGTACGCAGCCATTGGCCTTGGCATCATCGGATCGAACTTCGGTGAAGTTCAGTACCGCAACATTGCGAAGCTGCGGCATCGCTTCCCGCAAAAGTTCACCGAATACGACGCGAACAATCGTGACCTGTTCGGCGAACGCGCCATTCTGGAAATGCAGACGAAGCCGGAATGCGGCATTGAAAATTGGATTCAGGTTGGCAACGTCTTGATTGGCGATTTGCGCGGCCATCCTGTTCACGGCGATACCGAAGGTTCGCGCACGTCTGCAATCGTTCGCATGGATGAAGCGAACGGCATTTGCGAAACGCGCAACACGATTTATAAGCTTGGCCGGAAGGCTTGACAGGCGGCAATAATCGTGTTTTAATGGCGCAACGGTCGGCGAATCGGCCGTTGCCCCTAAACTGAACAGGTGACGCATATGAACAACGGATGGACACAGCAGCCCCCGGCCGAACTGGTCAAGGGCACGCCGGAATGGCTGGCAGAACGCGACCGCATCCTTGCCGCATGGGAAGCAAGCAAGCTGACGCTTGAAAAGGCCAAAGACGACGAAATGAACTTGCGCAAGCAATTCGTCAAGTTCGCCTTTGACAACGAAAAGCTTTCCGGCACCGAACGTATCGAACTGAACAACGGCTATCAGGCAAAGGCCGTCAAAAAGGTCAACTTCAAGTTCACGTCGCATGATGAAAACGTGAAGGTCGTTGACGCCGTTGACAAGGCACTTACGCAGATTGAAGCACTTGGCGGCGAAGCGCCGTTCATTGCTGACCGTCTTGTGAAGTGGACTGCCGATCTTTCGGTTGGCGAATACAACAAGCTGCATGAAAGCGAAACCGGCCGCAAGGTCAAGGCGCTGATTGACAGCGTGATTGAAACGACCGAAGGCGCACCGACTCTTGAAATCGTGCCGCCGAAGGGGTCGAAGTAATAAACGAAGCTTCCCGGTTGCCCACAAGTGGCCGGGACGCTTTGCGCTGCGCTCTAGGAAGAACGGACCCTTGCCGTATGGCCGCATATGGTAGAGCGCAGCGCAAAGCGAATTGACAGGGGCGAAGCATGAAAGCAATAAAACGCCGTACCGCTGCGCGCAGCAACATTCCAGACCATCCCGGTTTGTATTACTGGACGGAATGGAAGTGCCTTGTTACCGTAGTTATGCGCGGTAAGGGTTTGTTCGTCACGCCGCCCAATGGCGTTGAAATCAAGATCACGCCCAATATCGCCGGGCGCTTTGACAAAAGGCATTAAACATGCAACAGAAAGATTTGAAGCCCGCATCATCCTTCGCACAGAACTACGGATTCAAAGCCCTTGCATACGGGCCGCCCGGCGAAGGCAAAACCCCGCTTATCAAGACCGCACCGCGCCCCGTAATGCTGGTATGCGAACCCGGCATGTTGTCCATGCGCGACGCGCACCACGTCCCGGCATGGGAAGGATACACGCCCGAAAAGTGCGCCGAATTCTTTACGTGGTTGAAGTCATCGCACGAAGCTAAGAACTTCGATACGGTTTGCGTCGATAGTTTTTCGCAGTATGCCGAAATCATCTTGAAACAAGCCCTTGCGCGTAACTCGCACGGTTTGAAGGCATATGGCGTCATGGCTGAAACCGTCAACGAAACGGCGCACTTGCTGTATTTCATGCCGCAAAAGCACATGTATTTAGTGTGCAAAGAAACCGTCATTGACGAAGGCGGAATGAAGAAGCGTAAACCGTATTTCCCCGGTCAGGATTTGAACGTAAAGATTCCGCATCTTTTCGATTCAATCTTGCACATTGCCAAGGCGCAAATTCCCGGTATCATCAAACCGACGCTTGCCATTCGCACGTTTGGCACGTTGGACGTGATGGCCCGTATTCGCACAAGCCGCCCGGATTTGTTCAACGAATATGAACCGCCGGATTTGGCCGCGTTGATTCAAAAGGTAATGCAAAACTAAGAACACGCCCCGTTGGCGAAATTGGTAGACGCACCGGACTTAAAATCCGTTGCCGCAAGGCATGTCGGTTCGATTCCGACACGGGGCACCAAAACGGCACAAGCTTTCGGCCGTGTTAAAACGAAGGCACACTTTGCAAAGGTGACGAAAATGGTTCAGCTTTTGAACGGCTTTAACCCGATGGATTATGACCCGACGCAGGGCGGCGGCAGTTGGCCGCTTGGCAAGCATCCGGTTGTGATCGAATCGGCCGAAGTGAAGGCAACGCAGGACAACAATAGCGGTTATCTGCAACTGAACTGCAAAATCATCGACGGCCCGAACGCCGGTCATGTGGGCGCTTACCGTCTGAATCTCTACAATCAGTCGGCGAAGGCGGCCGAAATCGCGCACAAGCAACTGTCCGCAATCTGCCACGTTACGCAGACGTTCCAGCTTGGGCACGACGGAACGCAGGTTTCGGCGTTGTTCGGCAAGCCGTTTGTTGTCGAAGTCGGATATCAAAAGGGCGAAGAACCCGGCCCGAACAACCCGGACGCGAAGGGTTACACCGAAATCAAGCGCGTTTATGACATGGGCGGCAACGAACCCGGCAAGAACGGTTCGGCGCAGCAGACGCCGCAAGGTTTCGGCGGTCAGCAGGGCAACGGCGGCTTCGGTGGCGGCCAGCAACAGCCGCAGCAACAGCAGCCGCAGCAGAACGCCCCGCAGGGCGGCCAGTCGGGCGGCGCGCAGGCTTGGGGCGGTGGCGGGCAGGGTGCCGGGGCGCAGCAGCCCCAGCAGCAGCCGCAGGGCCAGCAGGCCGGGGGTTGGGGTGCCGGTCAGGGACAGGGCCAGCCGCAGCAGCAACCGCAGCAACAGCCGCAACAGCAGCCGCAGAACAACGGCGGTGGCTGGTCGCAGAACGGCGGCAATGCAGGCGGTAACGGTGGCGGTGCGCCGTCGTGGGGCCAGCGCTAACCGTCCCGCAGTTGACAACGTAGGATCAAACACGGCCGGGCGAAAATCCGGCCGTGTTTCTAACAGGGGAAACAACGTATGTCAGACCGGGTTAAGAACCCCTTACCCGTTCCAGAACAATGCGACAATTGCGCGTCATTTGACGTTGCGTTTGTAGGTAACGAAGTTTTATACGGCCGTCCTTTCGGCGATTGGCCGTATTGTTACCATTGTTCAGGTTGCGGCGCGGCGGTCGGTTGCCATCCAAACACCCGCATTCCACTAGGCCGAATGGCCGACAAGAAAACCCGTCAAATGCGAGCCGAAGCGCATAGGCATTTTGACCCGCTTTGGAAATCAGGCGGCATGACTAGAACGGATGCTTACAAAATGCTTGCACGGCATTTAGGCATTCCCCATGAAAAATGTCACATATCGCAAATGAACGTCGAACAGTTGCAATATGTGATTGAACAGTGCAAGGGCTTAACCTTCGACAGCACCGCCAAAGTTGTTCAACGCCGGAAGGAAAAGAAAGATGCAAAACGATCTAAGCGAACTGAACGGGAAAAGCGAAATCGCTATCACAATGGTAAGCGAATCGAAGGCCCAAACCCTTTCATTAGACGCGCCCGGCGTAGCAAACAGGATCGCGGCACGGGTCTTGAAGGAGATTGACGCATATTGCGTTCAAACGTATGACGGCGGGCACCGCACGCATTTAGGCGCTTCGTTGATCGGTCGAAGCTGCAAACGTTACCTTTGGTACGTGTTCCGCTGGTGTTTACGCGCAGCGACGGACGGTCGGCGGCAACGCCTGTTCAATCGTGGGCATCGTGAAGAAGCGCGTTTCGTTGAATGGTTGGAAGGCATCGGCTTTCGCGTTTGGTTTGAAAACCGTGACGGCTTTTGGTATCACCCGGAAAGCGATTCCTACGGCCTTTCAACTGACGGTAATTTGCCGGATGGCTTGTGCGATTGGATCACCGAAGAACACCAGCAATACCGCGAACACGTTGCGACCGCAAAGGCGCGCGGTCTTGAATTCCCGCAGTATCGGATAAGCGACAGCAACGGCCATTTCGGCGGATCGCTTGACGGCATCGCATACTTTCCGCCCGGCTGGGGCATTGACGAACCTGTGTTGCTTGAATTCAAGACGCATGGCACAGGGCACAAGTTCGCCAAGTTGAAAGACAACAAAATGCCGGTTGAAAAGCAAGAACACTTTGCGCAGACTTCAACGTATGGCGTTAAGTACGGCTTCCGTTTCGTTCTGTATTTTTCCATTTGCAAGAACGATGACGACTTGCATATTGAAGTGTCCAAGCTTGATTGGAACTTAGGAACGCAAATGTTGGCGAAGGCGAACCAAATTATCGGTTCGCAAACCCCGCCGCCGAAGCTTTCCGAAAGCCCGACGTATAGCGAATGCGGTTATTGCGATATGAAGTCGATTTGCCACGGCGGCGCACAGATTGAACGCAATTGCCGAAGCTGCGAACACGCTTCGCCGATTGAAAACGCTGAATGGCATTGCGCGATTCATAGTCCAACAAACGGCCCGATTCCGAAGAACGTAATTCCGACCGGATGCCCTGATTACAAGGCTATCGTTTAATGTTCGACAACAGTTCGCAGATTGTGCCGGTTGATTTTGAATCGCGCTGGTATCAAGCCGAAGCCGAGCAATCAATTTTCGATTACTTCGACAGCGGCGGCCGGGGAAACCCGGTCGTTGCGATGCCCACGGGTACGGGCAAGAGCATCGTTATTGCAAACTTCCTGCGTCGGGTTTATCGGTATTGGCCCGGTCAGCGAATTATGATGCTGACGCACGTTAAAGAACTGATCGAACAGAATGCAAAGAAAGTGATGCAGGTTTGGCCGACTGCGCCGCTTGGCATTTACAGCGCCGGATTGAAGCGCCGCGACTTGATGTTGCCGCTTACGTTCGGCGGCGTCGCAAGTATCAAGAATGTCATTCGTCAGTTTGGTCATATTGACCTGTTGCTTATTGACGAATGCCATTTGCTTTCCCCCGATGATGACACCATGTATCAGTTCATCATCGCCGAATTGCTCGCAATGAATCCTTGGCTTAAGGTTGTAGGGTTCACCGCAACGCCGTTCCGAATGAAGCAAGGCATGATTACGGACGGCGGTATTTTCACCGATATTTGCTATGACATTACCGATTACGAATCGTTCAATCGTTTGGTTTCGGAAGGCTTCATTTCGCCGCTTATTCCGAAGCGAACGAACATTGAAATTGATACGTCAAATGTCGGTCTTGTCGGCGGCGATTTCAACCGCAAGGCGCTTAACGCAGTCAGTGACAAAGATGAAGTTACTTGGGCCGCGTGCAAAGAAATGGTTGAACTTGGATACAACCGCGCATCGTGGCTGACGTTCGCTAACAGCGTTGAACACGCCGAACATATCGCGGCAATGCTGCAAAGCTTCGGCATCGTCGCTGCCGCCAGTCACAGCAAGTTGAAGGGCAACGAAAACGACGCGCGCGTTGAAGCGTTCAAGCGTGGCGAAATTCGTTGCTTAGTCAACATGGGCAAGTATACAACTGGCTTCGATCATCCGCCGATTGATTTAATCAGCATGTTGCGCGCAACTGCGTCGCCGGGTTTGTGGGTTCAAATGCTTGGCCGTGGCACGCGACCGTTTGAAGGTGACGGCTTCTTTCCTCGCAAGGAAAACTGTTTAGTGTTGGACTTCGCAGGCAATACGCGAAGGCTTGGCCCGATCAATGACCCGGCGATTCCGCGTAAGCCGGGCATGGGCGGCGGTGACGCGCCCGTTCGCATTTGCGACAACTGCGGCGCTTACAACCATACGAAGGTTCGTTTCTGTTGCAATTGCGGCGTTGAATTTACGTTCAATTCCAAGTTGATGAAAACCGCAGCAACTCACGAACTGTTGAAGTCGGATGCCCCGCAAGTCGAATACTTCCCGGTTAGCCGGGTGCTGTATAACCTGCATGAAAAACGCGGTCAAAGTGGCGAACTGTTGTCACCGCCTTCAATCAAGGTATCGTATATTTGCGGTATCCAAATGTTCAACGAATGGATTTGTTTAGAGCATGGCGGCATGGCGGGTAAAAAAGCGCGGGACTGGTGGCGGCAACGCATGGGCACCGAACCGCCCGCATCGACATACGAAGCCCTTTTGACCGTCAATCAATCGCGCGTACCCGCCAAGATTCGCGTTCACGTCAATAAGAAATACCCGGAGATTCTAGGCCATGAATTTTAAGGATACGATGAACAGCAAACTTCGCAGTGACAATGAAAATGAACTTGTCATTGCCATTCAAGACGGCGCGGTTAAGTCGCATCGTTGGATGACTTGCCTTAACTGTTTGTATTGGCATCGTAACAATACAAGCGCGGGCGATGAAGGATGCGACAAGTTTTCCGCCATGCCGCCGCCGCATATCATCGTAAGCGGTTGTAAAGATCACGAATTTGACATTCCGTTTTAAGGGGCGAACATGGATACAATTTGCTGGTGTAATGCGTGCTACGCTCGCCGTTTCCCATACGGCGCAGACGACCGCCGCAAGTTTGACGACTGCGACGCGCAACAAGCGCTTGATTACGCTTTCGCACAGAACGCCGCAGCGCAACCCGTGGCGCTTGATGCCGTCGTTGAAGCGAACCGAAAGTTGTTGCTTGAACGTTCTAACGTAGGCGTCGCAAAGTATGGCGTTACGTTGGCCGCGTCTGGCCTGTCCCGGCGTGCGCTGTTACAACATGCCCTTGAAGAAGCGCTAGACTTAGCGAACTACCTTCAAGCCGAATTGATGCGTCTTGATAGCGAAGGTGAAGGCAATGGCTAAGTCAGCGGCGGCAAAGCGCGCACGTAAACCAAAGGATGCAGCGAACGGCGCAGCGTCGTTGATCGAAGCATTGAAGTTCGTTGCACTGGCGCAGCAAAAGGAAGGCACGCCAGTTCAAACGCATTGCATCGTTAGCGAAGGCCGCGCAATGGCCTTCAATGGCATTTTCGCAACTGGGCATTTGATCGAAGATGACTTGTCAGCGTGCCCACATACAACCCGGTTGCTTGATGCGCTGGGGAAGTGTGGTGCGAACCTGTCAATCACGCAGTTGGATAGCGGGCGGCTTTCCGTCAAGTCTGGCGCGTTCAAGGCGTTCATTCCGTGCGTTCAATTCAACGAACTGCCGATGATTGAACCTGACGCACCATGCGCCGCGATTGATGACCGCTTGAAGGCTGGATTTGATCTTGTCGCACCGATCCTTAGCGAAACCGCACAAAAGGCGATGTTCGCCGGGGCGCTGTTGCAGGCCGGTTCAATTGTGGGCACGAACGGGCATGTCCTTGTCGAATTCTGGCACGGGATCGACCTTCCGCCCGGTCTGTTGATTCCGAAGGCTGCGTTGCAGGCAATCACGAAAACGTCAAAGAAGCTTACCCGATTCGGTTTCTCGCCGAACTCGGCAACGTTTTTCTTTGAAGATGACAGCTTCATAAAGACGCAGCTTTATTCGGAACCTTACCCGGATTACGGGCGAATCTTTCCAGCCAATGTAAACCCTTGGCCGTTGCCCGAAGGCTTCTTTGAAGGCATCCGCAAAGTTCAATCGCTGTCTGACGACAAGATTGCGTATTTTGATGCGGCGGGCTTTACGGTAAAGGACGCGCAAAAGAATCAAGCGGGATCGTATGAAATCGAAGGTCTGAAACAGGGTTTGGCTTTCAACATGGAATATCTGTCCATCGTTGAACCGATCTTCAAGCAAGTTGACTTTGACGCCGAACCGGGTAAAGCTGTGTTCTTCGGCGAAAACGCGCGCGGCGCATTGATGGGGATTCGTTCGTAATGTTCTTCGACAGTGACGAATTTACAAAGCGGATGCTTAAAGGCAAGTCCAAGGGGACTGACCTTAGCAAGCTTGCGCGACCGCCGCTAACACTGCGGCCGTTCGTTGAATTCACCGACATTGAACTTGCGCAACGTCCTATCGGTTCGCCGATGATTTACGACGCTGAATGTTATCCGAATTTCTTTTGCGTATCGTTCAAGTGTCCTGAAACTGGCAAGGTTGTTTATTTTGAACGCTCGCCCCGGTCGGATTTTGACGGGGAACGTTTGCGTTGGATGATGTTTAAGTTTTGTACGGTCGGCTTCAACAGCTTTGCATACGACGTGTGCATGGTGTTCGCAGCGGCCCAAGGCTTCGATTGCGCGAAGCTGAAAGCACTTTCAAACGCGCTGATTGGCGAAGGTATGCGCCCGCGCGAAGCGCAAAAAGAATTCGGGTTCCGCATTCCGTTCGACGTGCTGAACCAAATTGATTTGATCGAAGTTGCGCCGCTTGAAGGTGGCTTGAAGCTGTACGCCGCACGCTTGCAGGCTGCAAGGTTGCAGGATTTGCCGTATGACCATACGCAATATCTGACCGAAGAAGAAGCGGAAATCGTCAAGTATTACAACATCAACGACGACGATAATACGATTCTGTTGTATAAGGAATTGTTGCCCGAAATCCAATTGCGCGAAACATTGGGCAAGGAATACAATCAAGACTTGCGCAGCCGTTCAGATGCGCAGATCGCCGAAGCGGTGATTGCAAGTGAATTGGCAAAACTGACGGGCAAGTATCCGCAAAAGCCGAAAGCGCACGTCACTAGCGTTCAATACGAAGCGCCGTCATGGATTGGCTACGTTTCCCCGGAACTGCGAAGCATCGTTGACCGCATTGAAGCCGCAACGTTCCCGCTTGACGGTAACGGGTCGCCAATGTGGCCGGAAGGCTTGGGCGAAAAGGAACGCACTAAAAGCGGTTACACTTGGGTTCTTAAAGCCCGCATCGGCGATTCAGTTTATAAGCTTGGCATGGGCGGCCTGCATTCGTCCGAACAGAACGTTGCACACGTCGCCACGGCTGACACGCTGTTGATTGACCGCGACGTTGCCAGCTATTACCCGCGAATCATCTTGAATGAACGTTTGTTCCCCAAGCATCTTGGGGAAGCGTTCTTGCACGTATACGAAGCGCTAGTTAACAAGCGCCTTGCCGCAAAGAAAGCAGGCAACAAGACAATCGCCAATGCGTTGAAGATTACGATTAACGGCGGATTCGGCAAGTTCGGCAACCTGTATTCGCTGCTGTATTCGCCGAAGCTGTTGTTGCAAGTAACCATTACCGGACAACTTGCACTGTTGATGCTAATTGAAATGATCCAGCATCACGGAATCCCGGTCGTGTCTGGCAACACTGACGGTATCGTAATTAAGTGCCCGGTTGACCGTTACGACGAACTTAACCGCATCATCGCTATGTGGGAACAAATCACAGGGTTTGAAACCGAAGAAACCCGTTACAAGGGTCTGTATTGCCGTGACGTGAACAATTACTTTGCCGTCAAGGAAAAGGGCGACGAAAAGGCAAAGCTTTTGTCGGATCGGCTAGGCGTTAAAATCAAAGGATCGTATGCCGAAGTTGGCAGCGCGCTTAATAGCGTCTTGTCAAAGAACGCCGAACATTTGATTTGCTCCGACGCAGTTGTTTACGCATTGACACAAGGCACGCCAGTTCGTCAGACAATTGAAGCTTGCACGGACATTAAGCGATTTACTACCGTTCGCAAGGTGAACGGCGGGGCTGAAAAGGACGGCGTATTTATCGGCAAAATCATTCGTTGGTATTATGCCAAGGAAGTTGCCGGGCAAATTCGATACATTGCGACAGGTAACGCCGTACCAAAAAGCGAGGGGGCGAAACCCTTAATGGATTTGCCCCCTGAATTCCCTTCGGATATTGATTTTGATTGGTACGTTGAACAGGCCGAAGATACGCTTGAAAAGATCGGCTTTAAGCCGAAAAAGCAAGCCGTAATGTTCTTCTAATCAAACCCAAGTTCCGCCGACGTAGCGCTTTTCGGTCGAAGTCGCAATGTCATAGGCTTGGATATACGGCGGCGGTTCGATGAATACCCACAAGTCAGCCCCGGTGCAAAGGGCCACGTCGCCGACGTGCCCTGCCCATGCCCCGGTCGCCCCGGTGGCAGGTATCCAGCGCTTGCCCGCGTCGCCCGCCACGGTCGCCGGGGGAGCCGTCAGGGCCATTGACTGCACGGCCAAGGGCAACAGCGCGTCAATGGTCTGCATCGCTTCGTTGAACGGCACAGACGGTTGAAAGCTATCCGATGGCATATCGGGAAGATTTACGTTCGGTGTTGACATTTGCGTTCCTTATGTGCTAACGGCTGGCGAATACGGCCCTTCGCCCGTGACTGTGTTCAACGCGCAAACCTGAACCGTCAGGCCGCCCGGCGCGCTGTTATAAGTTGCGGTCATGTTCGGCGTATCAATCGTGTGACCGTTGCTGAACTTGATTCGATAGCCTGCGAAATACTTACCGTTGCGCGGTGCGGTTTCAATGCCCAGTCGGCCGCGACCAATAAAGCTAACCGTTACGTTGTTCGATCCGTCACGAACTGCGGTGACATGGTGAACCGGGAATTCGCGTTGCGACACGCCTTCAAGGTAATCATACGCGGTCGCAATCGTTTCATCTTCGGTCAGGCCAAGGCTTACCGGCTTAATTTGAATTTCCTTGCCAAGCATCCATTGTTGTGCTTGTAAAAACGCGATGCTTGAATCAATGACAACGAAGCGGGTTCCGGTCGGCCAAAATTCAACGTCGGTCGCTTTACGACCGCGAATTAAACCGCTAAGGCGATAATGATACTTGCCGCCAACCATGCCAAGCAACAAGGCAAATTGGAATTGCAACAGTTCATCACCAATGACGCAACGATTGCCGTTTTTCAACAGGTTTTCATAACTAAGCGATTCAAGCGCGAAGTTTGTAAGCACTTCAACGGTTTGATCGGCCTGATATTCCGCGCTGATTTCGTCTTGAAGGTCGGTCAGCGTTTCCCCAATGGTGGCCGGGGTTTCAATCTGCATCGCTTCAAAGAAGTTCGCGCCGTTGTCGGTGCTGATAAGGATTTGTGCGCCATACCATGCTGACGACTGCCCACATACGGCCAAGTAAACGCCTAGTTCGTCGTCTTGATCGCGCAATGTGGGAATGTTCAAGATTTCAAGCAACGTTTCGCCAACCAAACCCGGCGTTGTCGAAACAGGCGGCGGCAACGAATGACCAATGCCAAGCGTCGCGTAAACGTCCTGCCCTGCATCGGCGACACCTTCAAACTTAATTAAAGGGTGATCGTCGTTGCGTTCAGTGATGCGGACACGATGCCAATTGCCGTCTTTATCTTCGACTTCAACAACGTCAGTTGAAACAACCTGCGCGTATTTCAGCCAAGTTGCGAATTGGTAGGTTTGCTGTTCATACCATGCGATTTTAAGCTTGACAGTTGCAGCCGTCATGCCTTGATCGGCAGTCAAAACAACTTCGCTTTCTAACTTTTGTTCTTTCGTCGCCTTAATCAAATTGCTTCGACGGCGCGCGGTTTGCTTGTTAGTTGCGAAGCCGCCTGCCGGGTCAAGGTGATTGACCGTAACAGCCTTCGGCAATTCGATTTCTTGGATGCGCGTTTCTTTCAACGCCGAAGGATCATCCGCAACAAGATCGGCATACGGAATTCGCACGATGGCTTCACGGCCACGGCGCGGAAAATAAATCTTGCGGTCAGTTTCCGACTTGTCGAAGAAGAACACTTCGCGCAATGCGTCAATGCGCTTGTTAACGCCATCATCGGTGTTGCATTTGTAGCCGATAACTTGCGTGTCGTAAAGTTCGGAAACGTCAACGTTAATCGGCAGGATGCCCGCGCGGGTACAAAGCGCGGTGACAATATCGCCAAGGAACGGCGGCGCATTGCCAAGGCCAACGTACATGAATTGAAGCCGAAGCTTGTTCGACATGCCCACATGAATAAGGCGCGTCACGCCAGTTGCAATCAACGTGCGTTCGGTTAAATAGCGGTCGCGCTGTTGGCGATACCGCAGGCTTGCGCCGCTGACATACGCAAGGATAACGTCGGAAATTCCCGACTGCGTATCGCGCTTGTCATCGTGCGTAACTCGCGGGTTCTTTGCTGAACCTAGTTGCGTTTCCCAAAACGTGAAGCCGGGTAAAAGATCGTCGTAAAAATACAGCTTGGCTTGTCCGGCCTGCACAAACGCAACGACGGGTTGCATATTGCGATCAAACGCAAGCGATACTTCGCTAATATCCGCGCGAGTAAACAGCACAGTTTTAGGCACGCCAAACGCGGTGACAAAAACGTCACCCGTTTGACGGTCATATTCAATCGTCCAAGGCTTAACGCGAATACCTTGCGACGGATCGTTTAGCGCCACTCCGCCCCATTCAACCGATTTAAGCGGGGTTCCTAAATAAAACGAATCGCTAAACGACCCTATAACCGGCGTCGTTGAAACGCGGTTTTCTGGAATCATGGCGTGTTGTCAACTTGAAGTTCAATGGTAAAAGTAAAACGATGAAGATTCGATTTATTGACGGGCGGCGAAATAGTAAACTGCCAAAAGCCGATGCCGCCTTGCCCCATTGCTGACCACGTAATCAAAAGACTACTTCCGGTTGGATAACGTGACCAGCACTGACGCTTTTTGCTTCCGGGTACATAGGCGTTTGTACCAGCTTGCGCGCCCTGCGCGGTGTTTGATTGGCCCATGCCAGTTCCGCCCGTTTGAGACAGAATGGAACTTGACGTAATCGGAACTAAGGCTGCAACGGGGCTTCCACCTGTTGCGTATCCGACCCATAAATTCGATGGCTGGGTACTCCATGCGGCAGGAAAAGCGCTCCAATTGCCTGTGCTGTCTACGCCCCAAGGACGCCAAGTGACCGTGTGATTGTTTCCGTTTTCAGTTAAAACAATCGTTTGGTCAGTGTAATTGACATGACGACGGAAGAATTGCGTTAATTGCAGTTCTTCATCTGCTAAAACTTCAAAGGTTGTCGGATTGCCGCCGCCGTCCAAAACAAGCGCACGACTTGCAAGCGGTGTCGTGTTCGTCGGGTTAGTTTGGCGGAATGCGGAGCCAACTTCGGAAATGTTGCCAGTTGCACCACCGGCTTCAAAGATTGTCACCCATGAACTTTGAAAATAGCCGGTTCCGTCACCGTTATCAACCCAAAGCGACGCGCCCTTGCCGCCGCTTGTATAGCGTCCGGCTAAAAACGATTGCAATAGCGTGTTAGTAATGGCAGGGGTTGCGTTGCCTGTTCCGACGACACCTGCGATAGTTCCTAAGCTGTCGCCAGTGGTTGCACCGAAAAGCGCTTCAACGCCGTAATTCGTAAATACGTTCGGCGATTCGGCGCTTTCACGGCGGCTAATTTCATTGCCGTCAGCGTCTCGCTTGATGGCCGACAAAACGTAAACAAATTCGGGTTTGATGCTAAAGGTTGCAATGGCGTTCATTTCGTCGGTCATGGCACGATTACCTCAATGCTGATTGGCGTTGCAATGTTAGTCATTTTCACGTCTTGCATACGATCCAAGACTATGCGTGTTTGCTTATTTTCAATTTCAACAGGTGCGCCCGCAACTGTAATTTTACCTTGCAAGCTACTTTGCAACTGGCGCATCAATTTGTTTTCAATTTCTACGGGGCCGCCTGAAACGCCAAAGCTTTCAACGCTTTGTTGCAATTGTCGCATTAAGCGATTTTCCATTGCAACAGGCATCGCCGACGCAAAGAACGCGGGTTCTTCAATAGGGGGCAACGGATTTTGAATCCGCGACGCCACCGCATCAACCGCCACGTCAATAACATCTTCCATGACATACGGCGGCGAACTCGCGTAGCTTGTGCCGATGGCGATGCAAATTGCTTCGTATGTGGGCACCGCGCCGCCGTTGTCGGTAACGTCATCATCTTCAACAACGATATACGCGATGCCGCGATGCCCCGAAACCTTGCCCGCACCCTTATACGATTCAATCGTTGAATCCGGCATTTGGGTTTCAGTGCCGAAATAGAACGTCGCTTTCTGCGCCCATTTGGCCGCATACGCTTTATCGTCAACGCTCGCGTCAGGGTCTTGCGTCCAAACGACTTTGCCGTTTCGCTTGATCGTCCAAAAGCCGTAAATTGGCCCTTCGCAAAACGCAATCGCATAGGAAAGCGTATAGCTGTATTCTTCGCTTTTTACGCCGCCTTTACCTTGCTTCTTTTTCTTAACGTGTTCCTTCGGCGGCATTGGCGCAAAGATAATGTTTCCCTCGCAAGGGAACTTGCCAAAGCCAAACGGAATGGGAATGCCAACGGTCGAAGTTTGCGCCGCAAACTCGGTCAGTCGGTTTCCCTTGATTGTAATTGAACCGAATAAGCCTGCCATTTCGGATTATCCTAAGCGCCAGACTTTTTCAATTCGACGTAACCACTTAACGTCAAGTATATGTTCAGTGACCCGTTCAACCATTGAATCGGTATGGATCAATGAAAGCGCACCGGGAATCGTCGGATGATTAAGCACGATGCCCACATGACGAATCGGCCCCCTGTATTGCATGGCGGCAAGGTCGCCTTCCTGCAATTGGTCAATTGTTGGCTTCAACAGCAAAGGCGGCCCGAAAGCCGCCGTCATTGCATTTTCAAGTTCGCTGTTGTACGGGTCGCGCGGATACGGCGGGATTTTGTCGAAGTCGTATCGAATCGCATAGGCCAGTAAGCCGACGCAATCAATCCCGTCAAAACTGCGCCCTTGATGCAAAAAGGGTACGTCTTTTAATGCGCGTGCCCGCTTCGCAATATCGGTCATAATGAATTCTGCGATTTAATGTAAGCGCCGGGAACCATCAACGATTGATCTTCGGTCGGTGTCAGGTGTTCAGCCCGCATATTAACGATATTGCCATATGCGATGCAATCGGTTTCGGTTTTACCGCAGTCTTTGCGAAGCCGAACGGCGGTGCCATCCGTTAAAGGATACGGCGCAATATAACTAAGCTTTACTTGCGCGCCGTTCGTCGCCCAACTTTCAACTTCCAAGTCAGCGCCAGCGTTCGGCCCGTCAACAATTCGGATGACACCTAATTCAAAATAGCCATCCGGTTGCGTAATTCCGTTGACCTTGAAAACAAGGTAATCGTTTTGATTCGGCAACGTTTCAACAGTTCCGTCAAACCAAACGAAAGGCATTCCGCATTTATCATCGCCGAATTCTGCGCGACAAGTCAGGCTGTAAAACTGATTTGCGTTGATTACAAGTTGCTGCGTTAGGCTGCGGAATTCAACCTTGCGCTTGTCCTTGGCATCGCTGCTGTATTCGATTTCGCCAACGGTGCCGTAACCGACGATTTCATACCCGCCGCTAAGGCGAAGATACGCAACGCGATAAATGGTGATTTCGGCTGCGTCGAACGCGCCGGACAAAACCTTTTGTTCAACGGTCTGACTGAACCAACCAATCAGTTTTGTATTGTCAACCGTCATATCGGCCGACGATTGGATATTTTGCGGGCGCAATTCTTCGTCCGGCTTGTATGCAACGACGCCTAAGCCGTCGTCAAACCGAACAACAAAATCGGCAGTAGTGAAGCCGTATACGACATTTTCACGGGTAACGACTTTGATAACAAAACAAGTCGAAGTTCCGCGCTTTCCGTATGCGTCTTGCAGGGAAATTGGAATAATCTTCGCCATTATTCTTCCCAGCTACTCGGCACGTTGGTTGCGGTAATGTCGCGCTTCACTTCCATCAATTCGACCTTCGCCGTATTCGCACGCCAACTGTTAATTGTCATGCTGTTATAATCGGCGTCGAATCGAACCCAAACGTAAAATTCACCCGACCATGAATAAGTGCCGCTGCCCCATGCGGACGACGGCGTAAACATGCCGGTTTCATAATCGAACGTGCCGGTCACAGTTGAACCGCCCGGCGACTTAACCGTTACTGTGCCAGACTTCAACGCTTGAATTGGGCGAATGGTGTACGCCTGACCAAACGAATATGTCTTGTAAAGCTGTACGGCGTTGGTCGTGCCCGCTTCAACCTGCAACGGTTGATCGGTCGCAACGTAGTCGTTCCAGTCCTTGAACTTGAAGTAATGACGACGCCCCTTGCAAGCATGGAACGTCGCAATGATGAAATCCCTATCTTCGTCGGTGATGTTGCCGAAGCTGGCCGAATAGCGATGACGCGCATATTGCCAAGCGCTATCAATGTATTCAAAGCCGTTTTCTAAATCAACGACTTCATTAGAGTATTCCGGGCCGCCTTCAAACCCGTAATCAACTTGTTCATCTAAAACCGCGTTAATGAATCCCATTAGCCGCCACTCCTAACAAGTTCTTTGGTCGTTTCGCGGCGAATCGCTCGCGCTTCCTGTTCGGCCGTGCGACGGTCGCGCTTGCCTGCAACGGTGACGTTGACGGTTTGGTTATACGCAATATCGCCGCCAGACATGCGGACAGGTGCCGCGCTGACTTCCGCTGCATCACTTTGGCCCCGGCCCAACGCTTCAACCGGCAGACGGCCACGGCGCAGCGCTTCAAGGTTGCCAACGCCAATGCGTGCGGTAGACGGTGCGTCAAACACGTATTCTTGACCATGCACCGGCCCGGCAATGCTGTTTGTGGGCAAGTTGCCGGTATAGCCGCCTTCCTTGAATCCGGCGTTCTGTGCGCGGATTTGTTGGACGTTTGCCATACCCGCAGCGATGGCCGCAGCCGCAGCCGCAGCGCCCAAGATCGGGCCGATATACGGAATGCCAGCCATTGCGCTAAACGCGGCGGTTGCGCTTTGATACGTTTGAATCAACGTTTGCGCAATAGCGGCTTTCTTACCGATAGCCGCTTGCTTTTTGTTCTGCGAAGTCTGCAACGTCGCCAACGCGCCCAAAGCGGTTGTTGCGCCTTGAATCTGCGTTTGGTATTGCTGTTGGAACAACGCCATTTTCGCTTGTAACGCCGACGTTTCGCTAATCACGTCCTGTTGGCGCAGCGCGTCAATTTGCGCGTACATGTCCGTATAGGACGCAATTTGCGCTTGCTGGAATTCGGCCGTTGCTTCAAGCGCCGGATTGTCCGTTGCAAGTGCGCTGACCGCATCGCCCCCGGTGAAGCCGTTGTTGCCAACTTCGCCGATTGCGGTTTGCGTGCGCGTTGCACGGTTGACCGACTGTTGCGCTTGACTGCCCTGTTGCAGTTCGTCGCGCATCGAAGAAACGATGTTTAATTGCTGCACAAGCTTCAACTTTTCGCGCAGCGCGTTCAATTCTTCTTCGCGTAACGGCTTACCTTCCTGCAACGCCTTGTTCATGGCTTGCATTACTTGCTGTTCAACTTCGCGTTGCGGGCCAAGCATCCCAAGCAACTTGATTTGTTCGTCAAGTTCCTTGTTCATATCGTGCAACGGATCGGACGCAGCCGCAAACGCATCTTTGGCGCGTGCAATTTCGGCGTTGTATTGCGCTTGCGAAATCGCGCCCATCTTAATCAACTTATCCGCCGCCGCAAGCGAAGCGTTGTATTCGCGCAGGGGGCCGGTAGCGTTTTGATAAATGCGGTCGAACTGCGTTTGAACGTCCTTGGCATCGTTCAACGCTTGAATCTTGTTGCGCAATGCGTCGATTTCTTCCTGACGCAGCGGTTGACCTTCCTTCGCAAAACGCAAGGCGATTTCGTCCGCACGGTTCGCAGCATCGCGGGCCGTGGCAAGAACGAACATGTTTTTAGCTTGCGTATCAAGTTCGGCGTTGATTTGCGCAAGTTCCTTCGCGCGGTCAAAGCCCTTGCGGCCTTTCTTGCCCGCGCTGTCATCTTCGCCAGCCGCTTTGCGGATGCGGTCTTGTGCGTTCTTCAACGCTTGCGCGCGAACGTCCGCGCCGAACTTCGTTACGATTTGGTCGGCTTGCATGTAACCGTTAACGATTGCGTCGCGCACGTCGGTTTGCATTGACTTCGCATCGTCGCTAAGTTCAAGACGCGGCAACTTGAATTCAACCGGACCATCAATGCCAAGCAACTTGCCTAGCGGACTGCCCACAAGGGCGGAACTGATTTGGTTGATGCCGAATTCAATTGCGGTGATCGCGGCGTTGACGCCTTGCTTTGCGGCGAGTTCAAGCGCGGCCGGAATGTCCTTCCAAACAGCCTTGATTACGTTGGCAAGCGAAAGCCACATGCCAAGTTGAACGCGAATCCAAACCGAAAACGCTTTCGTGATCCAATCAAGCGCGATGTTCCACCACTTGACAACCCAATCAGTCACGGGCTTCAAATAGTCGGTTGCGTAACGGCCGATGACTTGGAACGTAGCTTTGAAAGTGTCGCCAAACGTGATCTTCGTTTCTTCGCCCGACTTCTTCAATTGCTTCAATTGATCTTCGGTCAGCTTCAAGCCGTCAACAAGCTTCTTCGGATCAACGCCCTTATTGAATTCGCGCGTGAACAGCGAGAAAGGCGCGGCAACTGCGCCAACCGCAGCGCCAAGAATTGCGAGCATGGGAACGAAGCGCATAACGATTGCGCCAAGCTGACGAAGAACAGCGCCCAAGCCTACGCCGGACGTTCCCAAGATTTGACCAATTTGTGCGCCCTGTTGCGCAAAAATGGTAAGCGGTTTTTGACCGGACGCGAAACCAACTGCAACGTCGTTAAGCTGATACGACAGGTTGATTAATTCATGCCGTGCAAGACCGGCTTTCTTTGCGGTTTCGCCAAGGTTCTTTGCGAACGCTTGTTGATACTTCGGATTGCGCGCTAATACGGCGTCGAAACGATCATGAATCCCGGTAATCGTTTGAATTTCGCGTTCGTTGGCCGCAAGGCTGCGGGCCTGCTGGGAAGCCGCCTGCGCGGCTCGCGCACTGGCCGCCGCCTGACGGTCGGCCGAAGCTGCGGCGCGCTGCTGGGCCGCGTCCAGACGCAGGGCGGCCCCAGCCGCGTTGGACTGGGCCTGCGCGGCGCGGGCGGTGGCAGTGGCAAGGCGTTGTTCGGCACTCGCTGCGTTGGCCGCTGCGGCGCTAGTCTTTTGCGTTTCGGTGGCGAGTCGTTGCGCCGACATTGCGGCGTTCGACATTTGCTTTTGCGCGTTAGTTACGACGCTGTTAAACTGCGCAATTGCAGTCGGCTTAACGCGGTTAAGCTGCGTAACAAGCTTGGCGACGTTCTGATACGCGCCGCGCGCCTGACTGGAAATCTCCGACAGGTTGCGCGAAATGTTTTTGTCTACGCCGTCCTTAACTTCAATAACAACAGGTTGGTCAGACATTTTATTTCCTAAGCTTGAACGACGCTTTCATTTTGCGCCCAAGCAACAAGGCGCGTTCGATAAACCCTGCGGGGACTTGCTGCGAATAGCCGTCATTCAAACGACGAATGTACGGAAGCGTATTCGCAATGAAGATTGATTGCCCCGGCTTTTTGTTTTTCAACGTGTCTTTCGCCACGTTCAAGGCTTGTGCGGCGCTTTGCCGTTGCGTTGAACCGTGCTGACCGGCGAAGTAAGGGCCGTGCGGATCGCTGACCGGTGCCCCTATTGTTACGTCCCAATTCGACAACGCCTGCGACGTGTCAACAGGCGTGTGATACACAAGATCGCCGACGATGGTTAGCGCGGTCTTAACGGCGTGATCGCTGGCAGATTGCGCGATTTTCTCGCCCAACTTGTCAACGTCATTCGCCAAATCAAGCAACGTGCGTGCCATCACTTCACCTTTTGTTTCGCCTTCATTTCGCTTTCAAGGCGTTTCATGTGGGCATTGTCCAACGCTTTAACGAAGTAAAACAAATCTTCGGTCAAGTCTGCGTCGAACGAATACGCAAAGGCATATTCTTTAATCTTGCTCCAAGGAATCGGGCCGATGGAATATCCGGCTTGGCGTTCGGTATCTAAATCAAAGAACGCATTGATGAACAGTTCTAAGCCAATGTGAAGTTCAGGGGCATTTGCAATCCGGGCGGGTATTGGTTGCCCTGCCCGGATTGCTTGCTTTGCAATGGTCTGTTCGTGCGGCCCCATTTCAAGCAAATACGCCAAAACTTCGGTCAGTTTTTTGCGCTTTCCTCGCGCGTTGCGTCAAGGAACAGGCTTGCCGAATTCGACTGTTCTTGCAGGTAGTCGTAAAGATCGGGAAGCCGCTTGAACAACAACGTTGCGTTTTGCTTGCTGAAATCGGCAAAGCCCTTGTCAGCTTCGTTGCCGGTCACGTCCGACATAAGCACGTTCGACCAACCGCGTAAAACGGTGTCGCAGAAAACGTCCATGAACGCTTTTTCAAGCTGCACAGAAACGTCAATCTTCAACTGAATTTGACGTTGGAACGGTGCGGCGGCTTTCGTCAACGCGGCCTGATAAGCCTTGTTGGTCTTGCTGGCGCGTGCGAGAATGAAAGTCGGAATCGAACCGTCATCGTTGCTACCAACTTCGACGGGAACGCCTGCAACTTCCTTTTCGGAATCGGTCTTGTATTCGCGGGAAAGTGACATTTGAATTCGCCTGTTGTTCGGTTAAGGAAAAGGCCGGGACTGCCCGGCCTTTCCAGTGTATCGCGTTTATTGCGGCCTTGCTATCAGCCCGGCATCGCAGCGTTCGGCAGGTACGCAAAATTGACGTACATAAGCGTATAGCCGTTCGCACATTCCGCCGCTTGCGGTTCAAGCGGAACCGTAATCGGTGCATCCTTTTCGACGTTCAAACGACCGCCGCCAAGGCCAAGCAACGGAATGTCCCAAATCATGCCCGCGTTCTTGCTCGCAACGATTTCGGAAAGTCCAACGTCGGCGTTGTTACGAATGGCGCGAGTAGCGGCAACCGAAGTGAAGTAAGCCGTAATCGAACCGCTGACAACGAAGTTGCCCGCGCTGGTATCAATCGCGCCCATCGTACCAACCGCCTTGTTCGGCGTAATGCCGTTCGCAACGGTTAAGTTCGCTTCGGTCACGTAACCGAAAAGCGGCGTCGGGCGCGACGTGGACGGATCAAGGATCGCCATTTTGATGCGGCGAATATCCGACGACGTATTGAACGCATCTTCGCCAAGCGCCGGAACCAACGTGCCCAGCGTTGCGGACTTGATCTTGTCACCCGCTGCGCCGCTGCGTTGCGTGTTGTCGCAAGCAACAAACGTCAGGTCAACGTTCAACTTGTCAGCCTGCGGAATGTTCAAGGTCAGTTCGTTACAAACTGCGCCTTCCAAGTATTCCGCTTGTTGATCGCCGGGGTTTTCAGCTTCCGGGCCTTCGCCAAGCGTGCGTTCAATTTGGTACGAACGGCGCTTGATTAAAGCCGGGGTCTTTTCGTTGCGGATGACGGTTCCGAAGAACAGTTGAAGCGTAATGCCGGTGCCAACTGCGTTGGTCGGGGTGAATTCGGTATCGTCAAAGGTCAACGCGGTTGCAGTAATCGAAGCAATGCGGGCAAAGCCGCGATTGTCTGCGAAGAACGAACCGGCCGCATCGCCGCCAATCCAAATCCATTCACCCAACGTCAGGCCCAGCGTAGTGAAGTCCAGTGCGGCGGCCGACACAAGCGAAGGGATGCCGGAAACGACGGCAAACGACAAGTCAGCGGCGGTGCCCTTGAAGCCCACAACTTCAAGGCGCGCGTTCGGCCCCGGCGATGCTTCGTCAACAACGGTTTCGGATACAACAACGGTCGTCGCCGTGGCGCTTACAACGGTCTTGATGCCGTTGTTCGCTGCGTTGGCAAAGCCCGATGCTTTGACCAAATAACCGGCCTTGTTGAACGGCAACAGTCCGGCCGCCGCTGCATACGTTTTATCGGCTGCGGTTACGCCGGTCAACGCGGTGTTCGCCGTGCCCATCGCAAGGCTGACCGTCGAAGGCTTACGGCGCGCGTCTGCGAAGAAATAGCCTTGCAGAATGCGGGTAAGGTTGTTTTGCGTAACGTCGGTGTTGTAACCGCCGCTTGCGTCAAGATCGGTCGGGGTGCCTTTCTTGTTCTGGCGCGACGGATCAATGGGGGCACGGGCAACGGTCGTGATTTCACCGCCGAAATCCGAATAACTATTCGGTTCCTGCCCGTACCAAACAGGGTCAAAGCCGTCAACCGCCAAAACGGGAAGCTGCTTTAAGCAAACTTCTTCGGCGATGCTAAGGCCAGTGATGTTGGAATCAATCTTGACAACTTCGCAAACCATGTGAATTCTCCTAGCCTAGTTCGTCGTAATCGTATTCGGCGACAACGTTAATGCGGTAAAACTGTTCTTCGGGTTCAAGGTTGTCATTGATGCGGACGTTGAAGAACGTAACGCCGCCGTCTGTCTTTTTGCCCCGAAATGCGTTCCTTGCAACCTTCGCCAACTTGCGCCCTTGAATTACTGCGTTAGCAACTGTCTTGGGCAAGAACAGTTGGACGAAGATTAAACCGGAACCATTCCAACGGCGAACAAACGGTTCATCAACACATGCCGATAACGTCGCTTGTTCTTCAAATACGTTTTGCGTCGAAAACCGCGCCCAAACTTTCGTTCGGTCAACCTTGTCTTTGGTTTCCTTGCCGTACCATTCGACCGCAGGAACGTAGCCGAAGAACGGTGCGGCATTGGCCTGCCACGCTGTATTAAACAGCGCTTCCATTTCTTTGACGGCAACGTCAAGTTCAGCGGTCATCCCTTAAACTCTACTGTGTAAAGAACTTTTTGCCCGTTCGGTGAAAGCAACTCGATATTGAAGATTTCAAGTGACTTGCCATCACGAATGACGTAATCCGAACCGTCCGGGGTGAATGGTACGTTGCCCATCAAACCAATCAGCGAACCCATTTTGATTTCATTGGTTCCGCGAAGATAGTTGATGAATTCTTTGTTGTCCTTATTGACCGGAAGGAAACAGACATAAACGTTCCGGTCAACGGGCGGCCCTTCAATCACTGCGGCCGGGTCTGACGGATCATCCGTCCGTTGCAATTGCCGCCATTGAACCAACTGACCATTCTTTTGAATCAGTCGAAGCGCTGTTGCAATTTGACGATCAAAGCGCGCCATGATTACACCCGTACAGTGCGCAAAGCGAAACCGACTTGCCCACATGATGCGAAGAACAGCGGTTCAAGCAAAGATTCAAGCGCCGTGAACGTCGCTGAAATGCCCGCTTGAATCGGGTTCGCGTATTTGGTTGTGATTGGTCCGACCGTTTCTTCAATGACGTAATCTTGCGCCGTCACGTTCGGTTGCAGAACCAATCCTTCATTTTGAATCAAGACGGCCGAAGCTTGCGCCGACTTCAATTGCTTGGGAATTTGATTTGACGGGAAATCTTCGCAGCACATGACGACGCCGGTACGCGGCCACTGTAACGACTGTGCGCAATCCGTCTTGCGGCCTTGATACTTACAAGCGAACGATTCTAAGTAATCGGTTGCTTTGAT